TCCTGGTCCTGAATTTATAGGCATTGCAAATGTAGTGTTAAGAGATAATTGCTTTGTTCCTAAGCCTGTTTGACCTTGGAAATATGATGTATTTGTTAGTTTATTTAAAGAAAAATCTCTTGTATCAAATTTATAAATTGGTTCTGTGTTATTATTCAGTTTACAATATCTTAGATAACGCTGTTTTGTTTCTATAACATTATATCCAAGCCAACTATATTCTTTTTCAGGAAATAAAATTATATCTGTTGATTCATTAAGTAAATTATTTGTAGTTGTTTTATTTCTGTTTGCATTTGGAGCATTTTGATAAAACCCAGTTGTGCTTCCATCATTGCCATTATCTACCCAAGCAATCATTTCATCAGCATCAATAAAATCGTTTGACCATGTGTTATTTACGGTTACACCATTAACAACTGATTCCCAACCATTTGTAACTTTTATATTATTGTATGAAAGACCACTTCCATCTGATGCAAAAGTTGCTTTAGATAAATAAGTATCATTTTCAACTACGGCTCTTGAATAAAGTCTAAATCTATTTTTAGCATCAACAAAGGCAAATCCTGCTTCTGATTGTTCAGCCTTTAAGAAAAGTGTAAGTGCATCTGTATCGTTTGTTGTCATTAATGCTGCCCAGTTAGCACCTGTTAATGGACTTATTGCTCCTCCTGCATAATAAACTTTATAGAATCCAGTATCTCCAAAAAGTGGATGACCAACAGAAGTTACTGCAGACCTTGATGCTGAATTAGGTTCAAATATAGTTCCACCTGCAATGTTATCTCTATAATTTAAAGAATCTTCCATTCCTGTTTGAGTTCCAGAAGATTGAGTGTTTACAACAGGAGTGCCCCAACCATTATTACCTGCATTAGGGTTACAAATAATTCCACCATCAACATCATAAGAAATAGAATCTAACCAAGGGCCCCAAGTACTATCTGATGATGCTCCAGGCGCAGGTGCTGCAGGATTAAATCCACCAACTCCATAAGTAGTATTTAACATAGGATATCCAATTGCATTAGCACTAACACCCATTGCTAAAGTTCCTTGTGTTGCATATCCAAGCCATTTTTGAGGAATTCCTGGGTCAATTGAACTTTGGTTAAATTCAGTTAACATTTGTGGAAATGTTCTATAACTTGCAACTTCTCTTACTGCATAGTCTCCACCAATAACTGTCTGATGTCCAAATTTCTTTAATGACAATGCACCTAACTCATCAAATGCTGTAATTGTAACAATTGAATCTTCTCTTGGAATATATTCAGTATTAACATCAAATACTTTGCCTGTAAATATTGCGGTGCCGTCTACTTCAATTCTGATTCTAGTTTGAAGTGCAATATCTGCTAATGTTAAGTCTCTTGAGTTTAATTGTAATTGTCCTGGCTGTACTTGTGACCAGCAACCAACATATTCAGGAATACCACGAGTAATGCTAATGTTTAATATTCCATCAGTGCTATCAACCCAGTTTCCACCTGTATAGTGTTTAACTACCACCGAACCACGCATATTAATCATAACTGCCTCCTATTATTTTGAAATTATGTTGTACTTGTCAAGTGCTTGCTGTACTGTTCTACCAAGTGCATAAGGATCAGTTCCTACACCCGCATTAATTGTAATGTTAACTGCTGAAGCCATTGAATTTCTTGAACTAAGTGTTGGAATGGCATAATTGCTATTCATCAATTCGCTTAGTTTTGCGGTTGTAACAACGGTATCATCAATATCAAATTGCTCAGTAATTGAGTTCCAATCAAGGCCAGTTCCTGCAAGTGCTGATTGGTCTACTGTTGCACCAGTAATAGAATTGATAAGGTCAGTTTCAGTTACAAAACTATTAAAGTCTGGAAGATTTAATGAATCTAAAGTTAATTCAGGAATTATTTCTCCAAAGAAATCTTCAAAGTTATTCTTGAGATATGTTTCTTCACGCTTTAAACCAGTCCACAAACCTCTGGCAATATTTTTACCTATACCTGCAAATACTCTAGATGGAGATTTAATTCCAAGTGCTTTCTTTGCCCATCCTATAGCATCTCCAAATAAACCTGTTATTTTATCTTTTAACCAATTTGCCATGTTCTTTATGCCATCCCAAAGACCCATAATAACATCTTTACCAATTTCAAACATCTTCTTTGGCAATGCTAAATATGCTTCAATAATATCTTTAACAAATCCAATAACTTTACCAGCAAATTCTTTAACCTTTTCCCAAGCCTTTGGCAAAAAGTCTTTTATAGTTTCCTGCTGAAAACTTTTCAATAACAGTTGTTAAAGCATTAACAAACTTTTCAACAATTGGCAAAACCTTTGTACCTACTTGCTCTTTCAAATTAGCAAGCGCTATGTCAAATTTTTGTGTTGCAGTAACATTCTTTTCTGCAGCATCTCCATATTTTGCTTGTGCTGCATCAATAACAAGAGAAAGGGCTTCCTGGTTCTTTCCAGCAGCAGATAATGCTTCTGCTTGTTCATATATTGCAGTTGTTAAACCAGGAACAATCTTTTCTAAGTCTGCCGCTTTTAATTCACCATCAGCCAATGCTTTGGCAAGTTTATTGGTTACTGTTTCTGCAGAAAGGGCACCAGCAGTAAATGCTTCAACATCAAATGCTAAATTAACTAACTCAGCAGATAATATTTTAGCATCAGCAGGTAATCTTGCTCCTAATTGTGTAGCAAGTTTAATAATTTCATCATTGTCAACTGCAATTGCTTTACCAAACTCTTCAGCCTGTTTTGTAATTGTTTCAAGGGCTGCAGAGCCTTCACCAAATGTTGTGGTGGCTTCTCGCATTGTTTGCTGGGCTTCTTTAGCCTCATCAATGCCTTGTTTTAAAAATGTAACGCCTTGTTTTAATACAAAAGCAGAAGCGGCAGCACCTGCAGCAGCAGCAGCGCCTTTAAGTTTAGAAGACATGCCATCAATTTGGCTATTGGCATCATTTATTCCAGAAGCAAGTTTTTTGGTCTCCGCAACAATATCAATTGTTATCTGGTTAGCCATTCTTCTTCCTCCTGTTAAGTGCAGTTACGATTGCACCGTATTCTTCCAGCGTCATATTCCAAAACTGATCTGGCGTGAATCCTGTTTCTACACAGAACTCAGCCATTGCTTTTAGGCTGGATTCACTTCTTTTGGGACAGTGAATTCAACTCCAGCAAGGTCAGTCAATTCTTGAATTGACATATTCTCTGCATCCTCTATTGTAAGGGCTGAGTTGTTTCGCTTTGCCATCATAAATTGCATTGCGAATGCTAGTTTTGCTTTGGACTTGCTTTCTGTCCATTCATCCATAGGTAGGTCAAGATATTCTTCTACCTGAGCAAGTTCTTTCCATTTAAGGATTGCCATTAAGTCTTGTTGTTCCATTTTACTGCCTCCAATTAGTCTAAGTTATACTTTTTTATTCTTTCCTGGATACTGTCATTGTATTTTTCAATAATGTAACCAAGGTTGTTATATACTGCTGGTCTTAAATAAGGTTGAGCCTGGATATTTTTCTCAGGCCAGCCATATTCTTGAACACCTGCGTAAACTACTGCATTGCTTCCTGCTAATATCTGTGCTTTCTCTGCTGAGGGATTGCCCTGAACAGATGAAGCCAAAGCACCAGTTAATCTTGGTGCCATAGCAGAGGCTTTTTGTGCTAGAGTCGTACTTAGTTCTTTATTAAGTTCTACATTTGACTCTAAATCTTTTGCAAGTTTGTTAAGTGTGTCTGTTACTTGTTTAACACCCTCAACATTTATTACAACCTCTGCCATGACTACCTTATTAGAATGATTCTACTCTAGTTGGCTTACCATCTAGAATAAAGTTGATGTCGTAGACGAAGAATTCGCCTGCGGTTCCACCAAGATCTGGCACAGTCTCTGCATAACCTGTGGCTGTGAACCATGGTTGTGCTGCAGATGGTGTTGTGTTTCCATGTGGTGCAAATGAGATTGTTACATTTGCTCCTGGATTTGCCCAGAGTTCTGAGTGTAGTGATGCTGCTGCTGTATCCTGGAATCCAGAAACGGCGCATGTGAAATCAAGTGAATCTTCGTAGTTACCAAAACCAAGAGTATTTACTGCAGATGAGAAAGTAACATTACTTACTTGACCTGCATACTCTGTTCCGTCAACTTCAAAGACAACTGATTTGCCTTTAATTCTTGCCATATCAATTTCCTCCTTCAATGTCAATTGAAATATTTATGTTTGTTGCTAAAAACCTAGCACCATTTACCTCTTGGATAAACGGTTTATCTACGGTTAGTTTATTTGCTGATGTATATTCCCAAATTGCAGGTATTAGAGTGTCAAGTGTGTCATCAAGATTTTCTGTTTCTGTTTCATTAGTTGCATAAGGTACTAAGATAAGTACTTTCCAATTAGTTGCATAATCTGCTTCATATTGGTTTTCATATACAGTAATGAACTCAGTATCTGGTTCCATAATCGCACAGAGTGGATTTGGTCTTTCAGGTACATACTTGTAAACTTTTGAAATGCCGCCAAGAATGATGGCACTCTCAAGTTCAGTTCTTACTTCTGCTAAATTCATCCGAATCTCACCATATATCTGTTAAGTAAAGGATACACACCAACGAGAGGGTCTCTTGCCGTATTAATAGGCGCTGCATCATAAGTTGCATATTGAGCCACTCCCATTGGTGCGTTACGACGATGGAATAGTTCTGAACCTACTTCAAGATAGCAACGCTTCAACACACCAACAGGAACCTTGGTAGATGCAATATAATTTGCAACCAAATCCTTTGCTGTGTCCCAGCACTCTTCTACATAGGCATCATCATTTGCAGATGCACCTACATATGCTTTCAAGTCTGTCCAGTCCATTGTCTTACTCCTCTAAGTTATTATGAAATTACGCAAAGTGCCTTTGGCTCTGGTACTGCGATACCTAGGTATCCGTATACAGAGAAGGAATTGGTAAGTGTTGTGATTTCTTCGTCATTCAAGCGGAATGGTGCACCAGCAGACTCGTAGTTTGTGAGTGCTGCAGAGTTACCTGCGTAGAATGAAAGATTTGCAAGTGATGGGTCAACAACAACTGGAAGACCAAGGATATTTCCTGTTAGTCCTACTGGGTTGATTGAGCCATAGGTGTTATTTGTTGCGCCAACATTTGACAAGATTGGACGATCCAATGTGTCAACAGTCTTTGCAATCAAACGGAATACATCAGATGAAACTAGAATGAACTCTAGTGGAAGTCCTGTGTCTCCATTTACCTTTGTTGCTGCTTCTGCAAGAGAATCAATGATTTCTGTTGCTGTCCAAGCACCAAGTGCTGAAGAGTTGAAGTTTGCTGCTTCTGCAATCAACTTAGCACGAACTGCTGCGTTGGTTGTTGCTGCATACTTAGCAACCATTGCTCTGAATGCAGTGTCAACATAGTTGATGCTTGAGCGCTCTACAACCTGACGAGACATATCAGTGTAACCACCGTAGGTCTTGATTGGAGCAGTTGCAGATGTGAGAGTCAACTTACCGTAAGCGAGTGTGTCGCCTTCAGCAGCCTGCTCATCTACATCTAGAGTATTTGTATTTACCTTTGGGTATTCAACATTCATACCATCAGCAGGTAGTGCACCTGTTGAGAATACTGAGTATGTTGGACGACCTGCGTTAAGAATACGAACAGTGTCAGAAACCCAAGCGTTCTTCATAATAGAATCGCCTGAATCTGCACCTGTGAATGTACGGTGTAGTGCAAGAGCATCTTCGTTACCTGCTGCTACAGCCTTAACCCAGTC